TTTTACATATGCGGTAAGCGAGGCGGCGACCTTGGCAGCTATACGTTCACTCTCTTCGTAGTCCTTTACGTCCTCAAGACGAGTGATAACACTTGCAAACTCTGATACACCACGCAGCTGCCCCATGCGTTCAAGTGAAGCCACTTGCAATATGCTGCTTGCCGGAACGCGCTTGGTTGATGTTTTTAAGGTGTAACCGTCTGGCTCGCCCGGATGCTTTTTATAAATGTGATAGGCAACCTTGCGGCCCCATGCATTGCGTTCTATGCCCTGGCGTATCTTGTCGCCATCGTTGTAATCCATCGGCACAAGATCGGCTTCAAACATTTCAATACTGAACGGCACCTTTGTGCCATGATCCAGCGTTGGAATAAATCCAGTAAGCAATTGCGCGAAGCCTTCGCCATCACGCATCCATGTGCGGCACATCACACGCTGTGCCTGGCTAAATGTGTATGTCTGGGTTACTTCCGGAGTCTTGCTCCAGTTCTTGTATGCTTCACGCAAAGCGTCTGCATAAACGGTATTAATAGTGCCGTCGGCATTTCTAGGTTGCGGCTCAATGCCGATGCCGCTTGCACCTACTACGTTATTCACAAATGCCCGGATGATGCCTTTTGCAATATCGTGATTACGCTCAAGATGACGCGCCTGTGTGCGTAAAGCTACAGCGCCCTGACTTACCAGTTGATTCGGAGATGATTGATCCCGATTAAACTTACGGGCGCGGCTTGGTTTAGCTGCTTCGTAGTGGGCTAGAACATGACGTGCAGTGGTGCGCTTAACAGCGGCAATAGGAGAAAAAAACTCTACTAAAGAATCAATAGGATTTTTCATTGGTCAAACCTCGCCTGGGCGACATTTAAACCACCAAATTGTTTTGATTTTACTGAAGCAGGTGTCTGCTCTGATTTAACACGAGACTCCCACTCCATACGCCCGGCGCGAATCTCGGCCAAGTCCTCATAGCCAAGTTTGCGCCCTTTGAATTCGACGCTTTTACCTTCAAGGATGGCTTGCTCTGCAGCCAAGTATTTAGCGAGCATGTCTGTAGCAGTTGTCATGCTGCTCAGACTAAACAATTGCTAGTCCACTTTTTAGGGGAAAAGTGGACTAATTTACTGAGATTACTTATTGCCAACTATTTTATAAATTGATGTTTTTCCAAGCCCATACTTGCGCATGACATCTTCGAGGTTTCGGCCATTAAATTCATTTCTGATACATTCGTTTCGTTGCGCCAGATCCGGACGTGTATTTTTTGCAATGTAGATCTCCTGGCCACTAAACCTTTTCTTTAAACCATTCACTATCGGCTCTGCCAACGTGGCGGCATACTGTTCATGGAATCCAATTTCTTCACGCAAGATAGCTGTAATTTCAAACCGTAGGCTTACTGCATCATCATCGCTGTTTATTTTTATGGTCATCTTCTATTCATCCAATCATCACTAGCAAATTTATTCGGTTTTTTTACTGCTGCAACAGGGGCTGCTGCCGGTTGTTTTGTAGTTTTTTTAGGTTTACTTTCAATTACGGTTGGTGCCACTTCTATATCAAATAAATCATTCACTACAGGTTGCACCTTCGCTTCCAGATCTGCCCAGAATCTCTCGGTCTTTTTATGCAGGTCAAAGTGAATTTCAAGCCATATTGCATAGACTGTACAATCAAGTGCCTCAACACGTTTACGTGTAGCTACCCATGCTGATTCTTCAGCACCACGCGCATTGCGACGTGTAGTTCTTTTTTCACCGGTGATCTGCTTAAAGAACTCATCTGATAATTCATGTGAGAAATGGACATAGCCGGGCCCAGGCTTAGTGATCTGCAATCTGTTATAAAACATATCCTTTGCGTGGTTTGTGCCTACCCACCACAGAATGCAGCCTTGTTTTGACACCTTGCCGCGCCAGTCGATATCTACTTTTGAAGCGCCATCCTTGATGTGTTTTTCACGCCCGTTTCTACCGGCAATAGCGTGCACACGGCGGCGTTGATGCTTGCTACAAAAGTTATACACGGCATGAGTGTTATGGCCGCGTGAGTCAACTGCTGTCGCATATATTTTTAACTGACTGCCACTGGCATGTTGGAATTGAGATTCAAAGAGGAATTCTTCAAGATCATCCCATACCTCATCCTGAGATGGATTACCAAAGAATATGCGGTGCGCGATAACCCACATCTGCCCGCCACGACCATACCCCCAAACGACACACTCAAGTCGGTTATCCTGCGTATCAACGCCAGCCAACAACAACAGACAACCCATAGGCAATCGCTCAAGCGGATATGGCTCGGCTCTGGATTTAATTTCATCTGAATCTGTTTTGTCTACATCCTGCGCCCAATAATCACCGCGCGTAGTATTGGTGAAGGTCTGCATCTTTTCAGACTTTCCCTCCATCATCTCCTGATGCGCCTCAAGAAACTCGCGCACGATGCCGGCCCATGAAACGTTCGGGCTATAGGCAGACCAGACATGTACGGCGATATGCCGTGGAGGACGAATAATATTGCCTTCGATATCACGGAACACGCCGTTAAAGTCAGAAGTAATGCCTGATTCAGATTCGTATCTGCCCTGGTCCGCAATCGATAGATATTCAGCCTGGGTGATTAAAGCACCGCAATGCGGGCATAAATGACGTACGCTTTCATGATCGCCTTCATTCCACTTAAAGCCATGCGGTTCATCTTTACCGCCCCAGCTGATAGCGTGGTAACCGCCGCAATGTGGGCATGGTATACGGTAGGTCATTAATACATCTGCATTGCGCTCACGCTTCTGGATGTTGCTGAATCCATCCAGTTTAGGCGTGGTGCCAAATATCATTTTTGGGAAAGTAGCACCTTCAACACGTTTACCTGCTAGATCCCCGGCATCACCTTCCTTTTCGATATTACTGTCGAATGCATCGTATTCATCCAGGTAACCAGTATCAACTGAAATCCTGCGATAGTTTTTAGCGGCCTTGCCGCCACGTAAATGACACATGCTGCCTTTGAATTTTTTCTGCTGCAGCGTGTTGTCCTTATCCCGCGCATTAGTGGTGGATATCACCTGTGACATCGCATCAACATCACGCAGCATCGGGTCAAGCTCAGTTTTTACAAACTCATCACGGTCATCGTCAGTCGGTTGCCATAGCGCCTGGTTGCGACGCTTATGATGCGCGGTATAGCCAATGCACGCCAGGATGCATTTCGTATAGCCCACACGCGCCGACTTTCTCCAGTTGATCTCTTCAATATCATCATTGGACATCCAGGATAAAATTGCACGTTGGAATGGCCACGCTTTCCATTTCTGTTCAACATAGCTGGATTCTTTTGATAGGTAAAAATGCTTTTCAGCCCACTGGTCCAAAGTAAGCGGCTCAGGTACACCAAAGGCTTGCATGCCAAGCATCAAGCTGCGCTCGATATTGGCTATATCAAAAACATTGCTATCAATTGCACCCATTTTTATTTGTCTTTTTTACCGTTCAATAATTGCTCATGTGCCGCTTGCGCTTCTTTGTACCGGGAAAACTTGCCTAAGTACTTTTCAGGAGATATCTGCCATAACTGATAAATCCACTTACCATTTATCATTGCTTTACTGATTGAGTAATTACCTTTGCGCACAGCATAAGCACCCCACTCTTCCCACATCACTCAAAATCACCGGCAACAATATCTTCATCAGAAATAGTCTGGTTGTCGTTAATGTCATTGAGGGACATTGCCGCAACTATGTTTCTGCCTCGCGCAATCTCTCCGGAAATCAAATCAATATCTTCAGAACTCAAAGATGGAACACGGCGTTTGATCATTCCTGGTATCGCATCAAAAACACCATTAATACGTGCAGCAGCTTTCGCTAAAACCTCTTCCAGCAAGTCAACTGGCGCAAGCTGATTACGAGTTATTGCATTCTGAAACGCAACTTTATCGGCCTGCTCCTTAGCCAGCCTGGCACGCTCACTTACCAGATCAAGGCTTCCATCAGTTCCGGCACGACCGGCGGCCTGTTCTCTAAGATGTGAGCAATATGCAACCAGCCAATTACTTGCAATATCTCCGTCAGTTAAAATGCCACGCTTGATCAAGTCACTAACAGCAGGCTGAGAAATGCCAACAATCTCACCGAAAACTTTTTGAGTTACGGCGGCTTGCAAACTGCTTAACATATCTAAGTTACTGTTTTGTATGATATAACCCCTTTATAAAATCCTTGTGACTAGAGAAAACATGAGCCTCTCATTACCCTTACAGCTAGGCTCTGGGAGTACCTTCACTTTTTTAATCCACATAGCAAAGCGTATCAATCCATAACCAAT